AAAAAAATGTCTTTATCTGTTGTTGAAGGAGGCGAATTGACGGCAGAGGACAAAAAGAAAGCAGACCAGGCCAAAGAAAAGAACGAATTGCTGAACAAGGCGCAGCGGGTTATCCAGAAAAACAAAAAGGAATTGTCGAAAAACAACAAAATGATTTTGGACCAAGCCGATGTTATATCCGACCAGGGAAAGCTTATTAAGGATATGCAGATCAAGCTTGATGAAATCGAAAAAAGCATGACCGAGCCGGGAGAAAAATCTGGCAAGGCTAAAGATAAAAAATAAAGGTGAACCATTATGATTGACCCAGCTTCTTTTAAAACTCGTTTCCCGGAATTTGCTGCCGAGGATGATTCAAGGATTCAGCTTTTTATTGATGATTCCGTCATTATTCTTAATGTGGGATGATTCAAGGATTCAGCTTTTTATTGATGATTCCGTCATTATTCTTAATGTGGCCTTTTGGGGCACAAAGTATGATCTTGGGCTCTCTTATCTGACAGCCCATTATCTGACTTTGGCGAATAAATCTGAGGCTGGGTCAACCGTTGCAAAAGGCGCAGTTGCAAGCAGGGCGGTAGACGGCGCAAGCGTTGCTTATAACAGGGTTGCGCCGACCGACGAAAGTGACTCATATTATGCCTATACAACCTACGGTCAACGGTATTTGGCTTTAAGGAAGACTTTGGGGGTTGCAGCAAGTGTCATCTAAATTTAAACGAATAAAACACAAGGGCGGTATCGAAGCCCTTAAAAAAAGAGTGAAAACTCCAGGCACCGTTGATGCTGGTATAATAGATGCCGGGCAACATCCTTCCGGCGATGAAACGGTCGCATCAATCGGGTTTAAGAATGAATATGGTATAGGGGTCCCTGAAAGGTCGTTTATGCGAAGTACCATACAAGCAAAGAAAAGAAATATTATATCATTACAGAAAAAGCTTTTAAAACAGATAATAAACGGAAGCATGAAGGTTGAAACTGGATTAGGTATAGTGGGTGAATTTATGGCAGATGCGATAACTCAAAAAATTATAGCATTAAGGACGCCTCCGAATAGTCCGGCTTGGATTAAGGAAAAAGGTTCGAGCAATCCGCTTATTGGCAAAACGGGTCAGTTAAGAGATGGACGCCTCCGAATAGTCCGGCTTGGATTAAGGAAAAAGGTTCGAGCAATCCGCTTATTGGCAAAACGGGTCAGTTAAGAGATAGCATAACTTATGAGGTCAATAGATGATAAAGGTTTATATTTACTGTCTTATTATATCTCTTATTAGTATTGTTTGTTTTATAGCGGGTGTATTATATGGCTGAAAACTTCAACGATGTATCAGATGCCTTTGACGGCTGGGAGCAGACTATAACAGGTACTCGCACAACCGGAAGTTATGTAAGTGGAAGATGGGTTGCCGGCACACCTTCTAATTTATTTTTTCAGGGCGTTATTCAGAACGCTACGCCGGATGATTTGAAAGTGCTTAAGGAAGGACAGAGAACTGAAGAGGGCATCAAAATACATACAACATTCGAATTGATACCACAAATTGACAATACGAATACGGGCGATTTGATTTCGTATAAAGGGAAAAACTGGCTGGTATATAATGTTGCTCATAGATATATAGGCAATTATCATAAGGCCATAGCCATAAGGCAATAATGCTTAATATTACCAATATAGAAAATGCTTTGAGGGTTTGGGTAGTCGGTGTAACCGGGATAGAGGTTATCTTTGCTCATCCAAATGCTCCAAGACCTACTTCAGCATATGTATTGATTCATGTAATGCAAAGCGTTCCGATAGGCATTCAGGAAGCAGAATTAACCTTGCTTGAAAATAAATCTGTTGACATTGATTATTCTAATGTCGAGGAACTTTTTATAAGTATTAATATTTTTTATGCCAATGCATATCAAACAGCCACGAAATTAAAAGACAGTTTGGCCCGGGTGACAGTAACAGATCAACTTTTTGCCGCTGGCCTGGGATATAAAAACGCAACGGCTGTAAACGATATCCCGGAAGAAATTAACAAAAAATGGGAAGAGAGATCACAGTTTGATTGCTTCTTTTTCACTCGTTCCCTTGATGAAGAAAATATAGAAACTATTCAAAAAATTGAAATAACTAATAATATAAACGACGATGGTGATACCGTGATAATCGAAAAGCCATAAAAGGAGAATGATATCATGACAACGAGACCAATTAAACGATTTATTGACGTAGAAATCAGAAAAGACACTCCCAGGGTATCGGCTGCTGGTTTTGGGATACCTTTATGCATAACCGATTCTCTTTTGCTTTCTTCGACGAGACGGCACAGGCGCTTTCTGTCGGCGGCTTCAGTTGATGCTTTTTTCGGTGATGGCTCTGAGGAGTCTCTTGCGGCAGATGCTTTCTTTTTTCAGGACCCACCACCCTGATGAACTTCACTTTGGACGGTTTGTTGATGCGTCCATAGCCGCCTTGCTTGAATGTGGGGCAGCTCCAGAGACAGACGTTGAGGTCTGGAAGCTGGTTTCTGATGGTGAATTTGCTGTCACTATTGATACTGTATTAGTCGAAAAAGCAGCACTTGATTTTTCAGCCGTGACAAGCATGGACGATGTTGCAGCGGTAATTGATACGGCGCTCGGAGCTGATGGAGACTGCTATTTTCTTGTTGATCGATTTAATATTTTAAGCCCGACTACCGGGGCGGCTTCTACGATAACTCTTCTTGATACCGTTGCCATCCCAGCCGGAACAGATATAAGCGGCATAGATTATCTTGATGGTGACGTTTTGGTTGGCCCGGCTAATCTTGGCGGTTCTGTTCTTTCTCAGGGCCAAATCGCTGAAGATTTTGCAACCGCCATTACTGCGATTGAAAATGTCAATGGTGATTGGTATGCGATGGGAGCTTTGGAAAAATTCCGGGATGATACCATAACTGAAGACATGGCGGATGAAATTGAAAGCCGTAGAAAAATGTTTTTAATTGCCACTAATGATGCAAACGTATTGATACTGGACAATACTACGACATTTAATTATTATCTGAAAAATGCCAATTATAGCAGGTCGGGCGGAGCACATCATGACAATTCTATACTCTATCCCGATTTTTCGTGGATGGGTCAACAGCTTCCCAAACCAGTCGGTTCTACAAACTGGGCTTTCAAAGAATTGGCCGGAATTGCCGAAGGCGCAGAGGTGGACATTCCGGCTGTAAATTTATCTGAACTACAAAAAGATGCAGCTCTGGATGTAAATTGCAATGTTTACACAAATACGCTTGGAGCTGATTTTATTTACATGGGCACTATGGGAGGTGGCAAAAATGTTGATAAGGAAGGTGAATATATTGACATTATACGCAATATTGACTTTCTACAGGCCCGAACCGAGGAAGGTTTGATGTCTTTGCTTCTTGAAAAAGATATCCTTCCGATGACAAATGCCGGGATTACAATGACAGATACCAGGCTGAAAAAGTTACTTGATGAATATGGCGTTAAGCAAGGCATTTTAGTTGAAGGTTCTATCGAGACTTTTTTCCCGAAAAGATCTGACATACCTACAGCTGATAGAGATGACAGACAGTTGCCTTCTGGAACTTTTATCGCAGAATTGCAGGGCGGCATAAACAAGATATTTGTCAGAGGAGGCACACTTTTTATATAATCAATAATCCATTTTAAATAAGGAGCAGGATATGCCAGATTTTAAAAATTATTCATTTTCAAACGTAAATGTCATTTTCGGTATTCTTGAATTGCAGGGATTCGGTGATGGTGATGACGTTGTTACGATTGATTTTGAAGCAGACCAGTTTGATGATATGGCAGGGGCTAAAGGCGATGTTGTGCGTTCACAGACAAACGATAACCGTTGCACCGTTACTGTAAAATTGCTTCAAACATCGAAAAGCAATGCGGAGCTAACGATAATTTACAATGCTGACAAAGAGCTTGGCACGGGTGTAAATCCGCTTGTCGTTGAAGATAAAGAACGGGGCGAAACTTACGTTATCAATAACGCCTGGATACGGAAATATCCAACAATTACCAGGGGGCAAGCTCCTAATCTGATGGAATGGATATTCCGGGGCGATTTTATGACACCCGCTATTACATAAAAGGAAAAATATGGAACAGAAAAGTAAATCAATTGGTACAACCACGTACCTTGTGACACAGATGGATGCTGTGCGAGCGCTTAAAGTACAGACGAAACTCATTAAACTTTTAGGTCCCGGTGCGCTTCCATTAATGGATACATCCCAGCCAATAAAAGAAAAGCTGAAGGCGCTGATACCGGCTCTAATGGAAAACTTTGACAGTGATCTTGTAAACGATCTTGTCTTGTCTCTTTTTGATAAAGGCATTTTTATACAGGTTGGCGATGTTCCAAAAGTAGTTGACTTTTCTACTCATTTTGCAGGTAAGCCCTTTGAGATGTGGAAGGTAGTTGCCTTCATTATGGAGGTAAATTTTAACATGGGGGAGTTGTCAGGGTCAGATTTGCCCACCATAGAAAAGGACAAGCTGACTCAAGAAAGCTAAACGTTGAACCGTTTATAGTGAGATTAATTAACGGTAAAATGGCAACCTTACACGAATTACAGACGATATACAGCTTGCAGGATGCTTATTATCTTAGCGAAGTTTTAGATATAGAAGAAGAGCGGATTTACTTGCAAAACAAAAAGGATAGTGATGGCTGATACAGTTATTGAAAATTTAATAACGAAATTATCTTTTGATTTTGACGATGAAAAGCTGGCTAA